TTCCACTTCAGGTTGTTAGGGTGTACAACACGGGCACAGCTAACGTGTCCAATATCGTAGCATTGTTCTGATATGGCAACGGCAATCAAAATAGCAAACGTTGTCACAGGAGGAGCGGGCAACTCTATCGGAGGGGCGCAGCGCGGAGGCGCACCGTCACCACCTCCATCGCCTTTTACCTTTAAGGTAGACACACGCAATACGGGAGCGACAAGCAACACGCAATACAAGCTCCCCACGAACGCTAATGGCACGTACAACTTCGTGGTTGATTGGGGCGATGGCAGCACGGACACGATTACAGGATACAGACAATCTGAGGTAACGCATACGTACTCTACGGGTGGAGTATATACCATTACGATTACAGGGGACTTTACAACTATCAACCCCTTTCTTTCGGGAGACCCTCAAAAGATAACTGAGATTGTAAAGTGGGGAGGCACAAACCTCACCATCAACAACACCTTTGCTCTTAGGGGTTGTACGAATATGATTTGCACCGCAACCGATTCCCCTACACTTACGGGTGATATCTCGGGGTGCTTCTATCAATCGAACGCCATCACAAGCGGACTTGCGAATTGGGACTTCTCTAACGTAACAGCAGCGCAGTTCCTTTTGCTTTCCGTGCCCAATTGGAACGAAGACATCAGCAGTTGGGATGTATCAAACTGCACCACATTTAACGCTGCGTTCTCAGGAACGTCTATGAGCCAAGCCAACTATGATGCCCTATTGATTGCATGGGCTGCTCAAAGCGTTCAGAGCAATGTAGCATTTACCACGCCCGCTCAATACACGGCAGGAGGTGCGGCAGAGACCGCCCGCAACACCTTGGTTAACACATACAATTGGACAATTTCTGATGGCGGGGCGAACTAAAGATATCGACGGTGAGTTCTGCTACCCTCAAGCAGACACTTGGGTTATTTGCTTTGCAAACGACCAAAAACTTATGCCTCAAGCATGGGTTGAGGTTTCGCAGACGCAATGCCTCGGCACGCCTTGGACGGTCATTGAATACTATACAAATCCGGAAGAGTGGGTAGACAGGCTTGCGGAGTTTGAGATTTACCCTCTACCCTCTGATATGTTGGAAGATGAGCAGTGAGATGATTAGCCTCTATGAAGGAGTAGTATTACTCGGAGGCATTGTGGGCGTGTACATCAGGATGAACAACGAAGTTTCCAAGCTCAAGAACAGGGTATACACCCTTGAGCAGAGCAAGCACGAGGTAACTGATATGCTCAAAGAACTCAGCGAAGACCTTCAAGAAATCAAACTACTCCTTGCGCGTAAGCAACTTGACCTTTGAGAGATATAGATAAGATAATTGTTCATTGTTCAGCAACACGCGAGGGTCAGCACATAGACATGGAAACCATCAGGGGATGGCAGACTTCGTCCCCTCGCAAGTGGTCAGACATAGGCTACCACTACGTGATTTATCTCGATGGAACAATTGTCCCCGGCAGACCGGAAGACCGTCCCGGTGCGCATACCCTAGGAGAAAACATGAACAGCATAGGGATATGCTATGTCGGTGGAGTAGAAGGGGATGGGAGAACGTCAAAGGATACCCGAACAACTGAACAAAAAGCATCTCTTGCGGCACTCCTGCTAGAGCTAAAGGCTGTGTACTGCGACTCTGTAGTCCACGGTCATCGAGACTTCTCAGATAAGGCTTGTCCTAGTTTTGATGCTACAGAAGAGTATGCATGGATAAGCTCTTACTACGATGAAGAAGAAGTTTAGAGAAACGAAAGTCGGCAAGTTCTTGGCCGACAAAGCCCCCGACATCTTAAATGTAGCGGGAGAGCTACTGCCCGACGCAGGACTGTTGGGCGCGGTCGGTAAGATGATTGACGATTCGAAGCTCACCCCTGAAGACAAAGCGCAGGCTCACGCTCAGTTGGTTGAGCTGTACAACCTTGAGGTTGAGGACAGGAAGAGTGCGCGTCTGCTATACTCATCTGATAGTACCATACAGAAGGTGTTGGCTACGGTCTTCACCGTCGCATACTTTGCTTTGAGCTTTGTCATGTTCAAATACTTCGTGGAGGAGGATATTGACCTTGGCGAGTTCGAGATTAGTTTTATCTCCACCATTTTCGGTGCTATGAGTGCCAAGGTGAACACGGTCGTTGACTTTTTCTTTGGAGGTTCAGCTAAAAAGGACTAAGTCAAAAACAGTATCTTTGTACAAAATCTAATCCTACTATAATGGAAAACCTTACTGCTGAAGAACTGAATACGGTTCAGACCTTTGTTACTGAGTTCAACACCCTCAAGATGAAGATTGGTGATGCTGAACTCGCAAAGACTGCTTTGCTTGCCAATGTTGACAAGCTCAAGTCGGACTACAACGACTACGAGAACGTCCTCATGGATAAGTACGGCAAGGATGCTACCGTAAACGTTCAGACGGGCGAGTTTACAAGATACTCAGAAGAAAAAGAAGATGTCTAAGATTAGCACATACGCCACGATTACTCCTACAGTTTCAGACAAAGTCATTGGCACTGACGTAGCGGGTACTCCCACCGATGCAACCAAGAACTTTACAGCGGGTTCCATTGCTGCTTTGGCGCAACTGCCCTTTGTAGTGGACTTCCCTGTTTATGCTGACCAAGCGGCTGCAACTTCAGCGGGATTAGCTGTAGGTGCTTTGTTCCAACAGACCACTACGGGAATCATAATGCGGAACCTACCGTAAGAGGATATGGACATCCGAAAGATTTCCATCGGCCCCGACTACAAGTCGGGTGCTATGCATTACCTCGTAGGTCAGAAGGTTCTAAACGGAGACTACTGCATTCACCTTATTCAGTGCGTGGACGACGAGTACCGCATTTGGATTGAGCGTGATGACGAAGTAATGCTGTGGAAGTCTTTTACTCCATCTATGCCCCTTAGCGTGGAGTACAACATCAACTTTTAATGCAATCCCCATTCAACTTCATCGTCAAACCACATAAGGGCACGAGATACAACAACACTGCAGATTGGGAAGGGGTAGAGTTTACTACCAACACATCAGAGGAGGAGGCGAAGTTTTCTAATCGCAAGGCTATTGTAGTCTCAGTACCATTAGGTTATGACGGGCCAATCAAGGTAGGATATACCCTGCTTGTCCACCACAACGTATTCAAGTTCTACAACGACATGAAAGGTCGTCGTCAGAGCGGACGTAGCTTCTTTAGGGAAGACCTATTCTTTGTCGATACCGAGCAGTTCTTCATGTACCATGACGGCAACAAGTGGCACGCTCACGACAGGTACTGCTTTGTTTCTCCCATCCCGGCTGAGGAGTGCTTCATCGAGAAGCCTACCCACGAGCCGCTCATGGGACGTATGGAATATCCAAATGACTATCTTGTAAGCAAGGGAGTCAATACGGGTACTATCGTTTCGTTCACGCCCGACAGCGAGTACGAGTTCGATGTAGACGGTGAGACCATGTACAGGGTATACGACCATCAGATAACCATGCGCCATGAACACTAAGGATGTAAAGCTCAAGATTATTGAAGCGGGTCATCGTGCCGTGGAGCAGCTTATCAAGGTTGCCAAGGAGCAAATCATCAAGCACGACCCTGAAGATGACCTGTCAGCCGACAGGCTCAAGAACGCAGCAGCGACAAAGAAGCTCTGCATCATGGATGCATTCGAAATCTTGAATAGAATCGAGACCGAGAGAGAAGCTATCGAGACATTAGAAACAGGCTCTACCAAGAAGGTAGATACAAAGCAAGGATTTGCAGAACGAAGGTCTAAATAAAAGCCTACACCGTGTCGTTCACGACTACATACCCAAGCATGTGCTTTCTACTAAGAACAAAGCCAAGACTTGGAAGTACGGCTATGACCCTAAGTATGACCTTGTAATCATATCTAAGGACGGAACTCTCGGTGAGGTATACGAGATTCAAAACCTAAAGATTGGCCTGCCCAAGTCTCCCAAAGCGTGTCCTCAAAGACACACCAAGAGAAGTGAGCAGTATTGGGAGAGAGAAGAAATCCCTGCTCACCTGAATAAAATCCAATCCATCTTCCAATGGAATGAGATGACCTCTGACTTTAAGTCGAGGTACGTTGACTATATCGAGCGTGAGTTCGACAGGAGGGACGATGGCTATTGGTTCATGAATGACGGCAAGCCCACCTACCTTACGGGGGCGCACTATATGTACCTGCAATGGACGAGCATCGACGTAGGCTACCCTGACTTCCGCGAGGCCAACAGACTGCTCTATATCTTTTGGGAGGCGTGCAAGGCCGACCGCAGGAGCTTCGGTATGGTGTACCTAAAGATTCGTCGTTCAGGGTTCTCCTTCATGTCATCGTCAGAGTGTGTCAACACCGCGACGCTTGCCAAGGACTCTCGTGTAGGCATCCTGTCGAAGACGGGTACTGATGCTAAGAAGATGTTTACCGACAAGGTCGTACCCATCAACAGCCGTCTACCGTTCTTCTTTAAGCCCATCATGGACGGTATGGACAAGCCTAAGACAGAGCTTGCGTACCGTGTGCCTGCGGCTAAGATTACCAAGAAGAACATGTTCAACGTCGAGGACGATGAGATTCAAGGTCTCGACACCACGATTGATTGGAAGAACACTGACGACAACTCTTACGACGGTGAGAAGCTACAGCTCCTCGTCCATGACGAGAGCGGTAAGTGGCTCAAGCCCAACAGCATACTCAACAATTGGCGCGTCACCAAGACGTGCTTGCGCTTGGGTAGTAAGATTATCGGCAAGTGCATGATGGGGTCAACCTCCAATGCCCTGTCTAAGGGTGGCGGCAACTTCAAGGACTTGTACCGCGACTCTGATGTATTAAAGAGAAACAAGAACGGACAGACTAAGAGCGGGATGTACTCCCTGTTCATTCCTATGGAGTGGAACATGGAGGGGTTCATCGACCTCTACGGTATGCCCGTCTTCAGAACTCCTGAGAAAGCTGTTGCAGGCATTGACGGAGAAGACATCCATCAGGGAGCAGTAAACTATTGGGAGGCTGAGGTGGAGTCGTTGAAGTCAGATGCTGACGCGCTCAACGAATACTACAGGCAGTTTCCCCGCACAGAGTCGCATGCCTTCAGGGATGAAAGCAAGCAGTCTATCTTCAACCTTACGCGCATCTATCAGCAGATAGATTACAACGACAGCTTGATTATCAATCAGCACGTTACGCAGGGCAGCTTCCGTTGGAAGGACGGCATCAAGGACAGCAAGGTCATCTTCTATCCTGACAAGTCAGGACGCTTCAGGTTGTCGTGGGTTCCTAAAAATGAGATGCAGAACAGGGTGTTTGAGCGTAACGGCATCAAGCATCCCGGCAACGACCACCTCGGTGCGTTGGGTTGCGACTCGTATGACATCTCAGGCGTAGTGGGTGGGGGCGGCTCTAACGGTGCGCTGCATGGCTTGACCAAGTACAATATGGACGACGCTCCGAGCAACGAGTTTTTCTTGGAGTATATCGCAAGACCTCAGACGGCAGAGATGTTTTTTGAGGATGTACTCATGGCCTGTGTATTCTACGGTATGCCTATCCTTGTAGAGAATAACAAGCCGCGCCTGCTGTACCATTTCAAAAACCGTGGATACAGAGGGTTTTGCTTGAACCGACCCGACAAAACCTACAACATGAAAAGTATGTAGGAATAGATATGGATGGCTCGTTCCGTGATGAGGACGAGATGGGTTCTATGCTTTTCACTCGCACCCTCGAAGATTGGGCGAAGTTTGATATTAGCAACAGAACTAAGTTTGATGCAAGTATTAGTTCGGGATTGGCTATCATGGCGTGTCAAAAGCACCTGTATCAGCCCGAAAAGAAGACAAATAAATTAAGCCTTACCTTTGCAAGGTATAATAACAAGGGGGCTTACAGTGAACTGATTCGATGAAGGATGTTAAGATAAACATATCATCTACAGGGTTTCCGAGTCAATTCGTGTCCGACGCTGAAAAGGACTCCGCAGAGTTCGGTCTTCAGATTGGTCAGGCCATTCAGTATGAATGGTTTAAGAAGGACGGCAGCCAATGTAGATTCTACGACCAATGGAGAGCACTTCATCGTTTGCGTCTTTACGCACGAGGTGAGCAGTCCATTGCCAAGTACAAGCAGGAACTAGCCATTGATGGTGATTTATCATACATCAATCTTGATTGGACACCCGTTCCAATCCTTCCCAAGTTTGTAGACATTGTAGTCAACGGAATGTCGGACAGACTTTTTTCTGTCAAGGCATACGCACAGGATGCCCTTTCACAAGCCAAGCGCAGCAAGTATCAAGACCTTATCGAAGGTCAGATGGTTGCCAAGCCTGTATTGGAAAAGATTCAAGCCGCTACGGGCGCAAACCCTTTTGTCACAGAACCTGATGAGCTTCCTGAAAGCGATGAGGAACTGTCACTCTATATGCAGCTTAACTACAAGCCTGCTATTGAGATTGCAGAGGAGGAAGCCATCAATACCATCTTGGAGGAGAACCACTACGGTGACCTTCGCAAGAGGTTTGATTACGACCTCACGGTATGCGGTATCGCTGTAGCCAAGCACGAGTTCCTTAAGGGCAGCGGTGTGGAGGTGTCTTATGTAGACCCGGCCAACATCGTGTACAGCTACACTGAAGACCCACACTTCAAGGATTGTTTCTATTGGGGTGAGGTCAAGACGGTACACATCAACGAGCTTCTTAAGATTGACCCCACGCTTACGCGGGAAGACCTTGAGAAAATCTCTAAGTACGGTCAGCAGTGGTACGACTACTTCAACGTAGCGCAGTATTACGACAACGACATCTTCTATAGGGATACAGTTACGTTGCTGTACTTCAACTACAAGTCCACCAACGACATCGTCTACAAGCGCAAGGTTGCCGACAACGGCAATGTGAAGATGATTCAGAAGGACGATAGCTTTAACCCTCCATCTGATATGATGGATGAGGGCAACTTCGAGAAGGTGTCCAAGAAGATTGACGTGTGGTATGACGGGGTGATGGTGATGGGAACGAATATGATTCTCAAGTGGGAGATGGCTAAGAACATGGTGAGACCTAAGTCCGCTAGTCAGCACGCCATCCCCAACTACGTAGCCGTAGCACCTCGCATGTATAAGGGTGTCATTGAGTCGTTGGTGAGAAGGATGATTCCTTTCGCTGACCTCATTCAGATGACGCACCTCAAGCTGCAGCAGGTTATTGCCCGCACAGTTCCCGATGGTGTATACATTGATGCTGATGGCCTGAACGAGGTTGACCTCGGCACGGGCAATGCATACAACCCTGAAGACGCTTTGCGTCTGTACTTCCAAACGGGTTCTGTTATTGGTAGGAGCTACACGCAGGACGGAGAGTTCAACAACGCTCGTGTTCCTATTCAGCAGCTCACCTCCAACTCAGGCGCGTCGAAGACGCAGATGTTGATTGCCAACTACAATCATTATCTCGATATGATTCGCGCTGTCACGGGACTCAACGAAGCTCGCGATGGTAGTACGCCCGACCCCAACTCTTTGGTTGGTGTACAGAAGTTGGCTGCGCTCAACTCGAACACAGCTACAAGGCATATCCTTGACGGAAGCCTGTACATCTACAAGACCCTTGCTGAGGGATTGTCGTATCGTATCTCAGACATCTTAGAGTACGCGGACTTTACTGACGAATTTGTAAACCAAATCGGAAAGTACAATGTCAGCATCCTTGGTGAGATTTCCGACCTGTACATCTACGACTTCGGTGTGTTTATTGAGGTGTCTCCCGACGAAGAGCAGAAGGCTCAGTTGGAGCAGAACATTCAGATGGCCCTGTCTAAGGGTGACATCTACCTCGAAGATGCCATCGACATCCGTGAGATGAAGAACATCAAGCTC